TTAATCCTCTAAAAAAAAGCGAACCTCGGGCGGAATCCCGATTCGCAAGTAATAGCTTTTTACAGCTTCATCCTGATCCGGCAAAGTACCGGATGAAAGCAGCTTTACAGCAAAAAGATTGGCCTGGCGTTCAAGCTTGCCCGGGCTGAAAAAAGAATGCTCCTCCAGAAAAAAACGGTTTATACCTTTATGAAGACGGTCATGTCCCAGTTCATGCGCACAAACAAACCGCTGCCACTCCGCAGGAAGCCCGTTATGAATGACGATAAATCTTCTTCTCAGCTTACGGTAATATAATCCCTTTGTACCCGTTCCCAGATCCATGAACCGGATATGAATACCCAGTGCCCGGGCAAGTTCGAACGGATTGTTGGTCTTATACTTTGTAATCAGATTATTAATTAGCTCATCCATATTGTTCACCCGCAGCATGTAAAAGTAAGTTATAGCCCTGATTAGTTGTTCACTCCCGATAATCCGGACTATTCGGATTATCCGAAAGGTGTTCGGGTTTCTTTCGTTTGTTCATCTGCTTGGCTTCCCAGAACAGGCCGGTCAGCACATCCTTGATCCGCTGTTTGTCTTCCTTGTTGAGCGGAATCCCGTCAAACATCAACTCCCCGTCATCCTCGAGCATTTTGCGGAAATCCCGCTTATCCCTGCTTGTTGCCCAATCGGGAACCGGGTTGTCATTGCTGCTGGTGCCCTGCTCCGGCAAATAGCCTGCCTGACCCATTAGCTGATCATAGGATGCGCCTGTTGCTTCTGCAATCTTGCGAAGTGTAGCGGGCTTGGGAACACCCCGTAATCCATTTTCAATCCGTGAAATCTGCGAGCCGCTTATGCCGGCTAAGGCAGCCAGCTGATTAATACTCAATCCCTTCGCCTCACGGATTTGCTTCAAATATCCTCCGAATGTATCAGTCATCGTAAACCACTCCTTATCGCCTAAATACACAAGCCTGTTGCTAATAATATAAACCAACATTGCCAAAAGATAAACAACAATGTCTATTATATTGCCAAAAAGCAAGAAAGAGAGAGTATGACTTCTTTATTTGCCCGAAAATGAACAAAAACGGGATTTTACGTTTGAATCCGAAGATGGTATATTATAGGAAAATACGAACAGAATACGAACAAGTAGAATTTTAGCATACTTCCCGGAAAATTGCTGCCGCTAACTGAAAAATCATTTACCCCCAAAGGAGTGCATACAACAATGAACCTTTCTACGCTACCTGAATTGGATCGCCGCCGGACACAGATTACTATAGAAAATATGCTGGAGAAGTACCGGATATTTAAAACGGTCACTTTTGAAGCGAAAGAAGCAGGAATTACTTATTCATACACAGAGAGATTCCATGGCGCGACTAATAAGATTACTGACCAGACCGCAGCAATTGCAGCACACAACGTTGATGTGCCAGCTGCCCGAAGAGCCTACTGTGCTGCATTGGACAGTGTAGTAGACAGGCTAGCGCCCAGGGAGCAGCAGCTTGTACGTGAGCGTTATATGAGAAGGGATGAGGTGTACGATTACACTATATATAACCATGTGTTTGATCCACCGGTCAGTAAGGACACTTACGTAAAGATAAGGTCCAAAGCTTTCTATAAGATGGCACTTGCATTAGCAGACCTTGAGCTGCTCTCATTGGGCTCAATGCTCAAGTCTGGTGCAGCAGTTAACAGTGGACCGGCGGAGCATGCAGAGCTGACCTCCCGGTAAGCCTACAGCAAATATGTAAATTGCATCGTCTCTAGAGACGGTGCTTTTTTTGTGCAGTCAGATAGCATGCTTCAGACTAAAGCTGAGAATATTGCTGCATGCTTTTAACCTCCCTGAAACCTCCCCGCGGCAGCCAAAAGCTATCCTGAAATCAGGTGGAATACCGGCTTCATGCGGAAATAAAGGGAGTATGATTATAACATGGCAAATGAAGCAAAAAGACACCGCAGGAGCATGAATGCTCTGCTATAATCCTTACCGGTTAGCGGCTTAAGGGAACTGAAGCGGTGAAAGCTCTTTTGATCAGAGGCCATATCTTGCAGCGGATATTATCCATTACCGGATAATATCGTTTTTATTTCAGCAGACAGGAGGAATGAGCACACAGGCAATGCTTAACAGAAAAGGGTGACGAAGATGAAAATGGTACAACGGCTGCGCGAGCATATTACGGCAGCGCTGAAGTCAGCTTATCCGGAGCTGCCTCTGGATGTGGACGGGGAGAAGCCGCAGTCAGCCTACTTCAGGCTGGAGCTGATCTCGGCTGTCTACGACAGGCAGCGGGAAGGCAGATATATGGCAGTCTACAAGTTTGGCATCCGCTATGAACAAGGAGGTCTGCTGGACTCTGAGGAGCTGGCTGACGGTCTCTGTGAAGCGCTGGCTGTTCAGAGCCATGCTGACCCTGCCTTCCGTGTAATGAGGCAGGCCTGGGAAGCGGGAAAAGACGGCAGCGGGCCTGTGTTCACAGTCGACTACATGCTGTATTTGCAGAAACAGGAGCAGGGGCAGGGACAAACAGATGCCGTGCTGATGGGGCAGATAATGGAAGGAGCATATGTGAAATGAATACAGATGAAGCGGAACTGGGCAGGTTCGGCAAAAAACAGATTATGAGCTCGTCCCTATTTTCACCGCAAGAAAAAGATGTGATGGATGTAGTACTGCAGGATGGCAATGGATACACGCTGGATGAGGCAAAGGAAGGTATTAAGCTTTTTTTAACTAAGGAGGTTTTCTAATGGCTGGCGGAACATGGACAACACAAAATAAGGTACGGCCCGGAGTATACGTAAATGTAGCCTCAAACGGAAGCATTACAGGTAAGATGGGGGACCGCGGCATTACAGCCCTGGCGCTTACGCTGCCTTGGGGGGAATCCGGAGCTATTGTAAAGCTCACCCCGCAGGATAATTTCAGCCGTCTGCTGGGCTATGACCTGACAGAACCAGTGCTGCTTCCTGTAAGGGAAGCGTTGAAGCGTGCAGGCACCCTGCTGCTCTACCGCCTGAATGAAGGGGTTAAGGCAGGAGTGAGCAGTAACGGGCTGCAGGCAACAGCCAAGTTCGGCGGGGAGCGCGGAAATGACCTGACAGTGGTGATTGAGAAGAACATTGAAGATAATGCACTTTTTGATGTGAAAACACTGCTTGGCAGGGCTGAAGTGGATAAGCAGACAGTGGCTGGTGCAGCTGATCTTATAGAAAATGAGTATTTGCTGTTTAAGGCCAACGGTCCGGGGACGCTGACCCTGTCAGCCGGAATGCCTCTGACTGGCGGTGAGAATGGTACAGTAAATGGCGCACAGCACAGTGATTTTCTGGCTGCGCTTGAGGTTCAGGATTTCCAGACCGTCGGGCTGCTGTCACAGGATAACACGCTGAAGGCACTGTATACCTCTTATGTAAAACGTCTTCGGGATACAGAGGGCAAGAAGGTGCAGGCCGTGCTGTCTGACTATCCTGCGGCTGACCATGAAGGCATAATCAGTTTGGCCAATGGTGTCGTGCTGGCCGACGGTACAGTGATTGATAAAACCACAGCGGTAGCCTGGGTAGCAGGTGCTGCGGCTGGTGCTGCAGTTAATGAATCGCTGACCTATCAGTCTTACGATGATGCGGTTGATGCCGATGTAAGGCTCAGCCATTCCGGAACAGTAGCGGCGCTGACAGAAGGACAAATGCTCTTTACGTACAGCAGCGGCCGTGCGGTGGTCGAGCAGGACATCAACAGCTTCACTTCTTTTTCACCGGATAAGGGGAAGGTTTTCTCCAAAAACCGTGTTGTGCGCGTGCTTGACGGGATTGCCGGTGACTTGAAGCGTATTTTCGAACAAAACTTTATTGGCAAGGTTGCCAACAATGAGGATGGACGGGCACTGTTCTGGGCCCAGTGTGTCACCTATATGAATGATCTGCAGGCACTGGGTGCTATCGACAGCTTCAATTCGCAGAGTGATATTGTGGTATCTGCGAGTGCCGACAGTGACAGTGTTGTTCTGGAGGTTGCTGTGAAGCCGGTGGATTCCGTGGAAAAAGTATATATGAAAGTGAAGGTGGTTTAAGATGGCGTTTCTAAAAGCTAGTGATACCCTCTCCGGCCAGGAAGGCCGCGCATATGCCAAGATCGGCTCCCAGGTGGAGGAAATGTTCTATGTGAAGACACTCGAAGCAACTGTGGAAAAGCAGAAGGCTGAGGTGAAGACGCTGGGCCGCCGCGGGGTGCAGCATAAAGCAACCGGATGGTCGGGAAGCGGGACCATGACGATTTTTTATATGACCAGCCGTTTCCGGCAGATGATGCTGGAATATATGAAAACAGGGGTGGACCAGTATTTCGATATTGAAGTCACGAATGAGGACCCGTCATCCAGCGTAGGGGCCCAACGGATTATTCTGAAGGGCGTTAATCTGGACAGTGTAATTATGGCTTCCCTGGATACAGAGTCGGATGCGCTTGAGGAGGAGGTCAGCTTCACTTTTGAGGATGTAGAGCTGGCACAGTCTTTTAGCGCTCCGGCGGGCTCCAGCCTGTAAGAGACAGCCAGGAACAGAGTTTAATCAGATGTAAGCACGAACAGGCCCGGACGCAAGAGCTGGCGGCGGGTCTTTGCTTCGTCTGCACATTTCATTAGGAGGAAAGACAATGAGCGAATTGAGTATGTTTTTTGCACAAAATGCGGCATGTGATACAACTGAGGAGTTTGTGGTGTCCCAGCGTTTCAAGGATAAAGAGGGGACAGCTGTAGCCTGGAAGCTTCGCAGCATGACCGAGGATGAGAACCAGGATTGCCGTAAAGCCGCCACCCGTAAGGTGAAGGGGAAAAACGGCGCCTACACCTCTGAAATCGACCCTAACGATTACATGGCCAAGCTTATGACAGCCAGTGTCGTACATCCTGATCTGAAAAATGCCGAGCTCCAGCGCTCCTACGGGGTGATGGGCGCGGAGGCGCTCCTGCGGAAAATGCTGCTTCCCGGTGAGTTCGCTGCGCTCGGTGAACGGGTGCAGGCGCTGAACGGTTTTGGCACAGATATGAACGAGCTGGTGGACGAAGTAAAAAACTGATTAACGGGGGCGACAGTGAGGCAAATCTGGCCTACTACGCTCTCCATGAGCTTCATATTTTGCCGCACGAGCTGATGAGGCTGTCTGCGCGTGAGCGGGCGGCGGTGTATGCGATGATTGCTGTGCGGGTGGATAAGGAAAAACGCGAGCGTGCACGGAGTAAGGGAAAGAAGCGATGAAGGGGGTGAAGGAATGGAGAATAATTCAAACGGGTCCATGAGTAATGCGCTGGTTCCGGTAACCGCATTAACAGTCTGGCAAAATGTGAATGCCCAGTGGGAGCGGCTTAACCAGAACTTTAACCGCGCATCATATTCGCTTAATGATCTGCAGATTATCCTGCAGCGGATCTATGAGGAGAAAAATAAATCCTTTATGGAAGGCTTTATGCAGGCGCAGGAGGCGGCTTCCCGGCTCAATAACGAAGCAGAGCGGGCTAACCCTACGGACAGTGCAGATCAGGCAGATAATGCCGATCCGGCAAATGAGAAAACCGGATTTATGGGGAAAATCCAAAAAATGATGAAAGCCCTGGATGTAAGCGGCTTTGAGCTGATTACCTATGTCGGTGAGAAGGCCGTAAGCTACCTGATGAACAGACAGGATACGGCAGCTGCCGGGGCAGCAGCAGGAGCAGGAACCGCAAATGATGCTGGACCTCAACCTGTCGCTGATGAAGCCGGAGAATCAGCCAAGCAAGATAAGCCGGGCTTTCTGTCCAAGGCAAAGGATTCACTTGCGGCTATAGATCTTAGCGGTATTTTCGATAAGGTGAAGTCGCTTGGTGTTAAGGCTATTACTGCAAACGCATCTGAGGAAGATACGAAAAAGTGGGATCTCCTGCAAAGAAATATGGATGGAGCCGTAAAATCAATGGGGGAAAAAGCCATTGTCGCCCTCCGTCCGGTGCTTGATACGCTGAATAAGTTTTTTCAGTCAGAACAGATGGTCTCAATGCTTACTATGGTAGCCAACGGGTTTATGGTAATTGCTACGGTTATCGGGGCTGTGGTGGACTGGATTTTCTACATGATTGATGCCATACAGCAGAACTGGGATGTTGTTGCCCCGATTTTGGCTGCGATTGCCTTCGTGCTGCTGGCTGCCATGATTATTCAGGTATATGCGCTTGCTGCTGCCTGGCTGGTGGCTAACTGGCCCATTCTGCTTATTGTTGCGGCTATTGGCTTACTTATCTACTGCCTGCAGCAGTCAGGTGTTTCTGTAGGCCAGGTGGTGGAATTTATTGCAGGAGCTTTCGGCTGGCTTAAGGCTTTTATCGAAAATATCGTAATAGCGCTCTACAACACCTTTATTGCCTTTGCCGATTTTTTCCGGAATCTGTTCATTGATCCCAAGTTTGCTGTAAGTAAGCTGTTCTATGATCTGGCGATGAATTTTCTCGGCTTTATTTATCAGATGGCGTTCGGGGTCGAGAATTTTGCAGGCGGCTTTGTGGGGGCAATGGTGGATGCTATCAACCTGGTTTTGAAAAAGGTTAAAGGGATGGCGGACAGTCTCAGCAAGCTGCCGGGCTTCAGTTTTTTAGCGGATTTTGAGCCTAATTATCTCGACACGGAGAATAAGCATGTATTCAGTGACATGATTCTGAAAGCCAAAGATATGATTCCCAAGCCCACTTCAGACAAAGCGGTATACGACTCAGAGAAGAAGGATTATGTGGATTATGATAAGGCTGTTAAGGATGCCAGTCAAATGGGCAAAGAGCTGGTGAGCAATTTCGACACGAAGGTGAAATTTGCCCCGGCCGAAGCTTCGAAATCAGCTGCCGGAGGCTCAGGCCTGCCAAGCAACGTTAACCGCGTCAATGAAGTCGGCTCAATTAACGATACCGTAGACATCTCCAGCGATGATCTGAAAATGCTGAGGGAGCTGGCGGAGCTTCAGGCGATTCAGAATTTTGTGGAGCTGACACCGACGGTACAGGTTACAACCGGTAACATCAATAATGCCGGAGACATCGACTCCATCATTACCAAGATCGGGCAGGTGCTGCAGGAGGAATTTGTTTCAACAGCCCAGGGGGTGTATACGTAACGTGGAGGAATACGGTTTTTTCTTAAGCTTCAATAATTATGAAGAGGTCATCCGGCTGCCGGTTAATCCGGAGATGCTGGAAATCAAAGAGTCGGGAGACGGAAAAAGCTATTCGATTATCGAGCTTGGAGAAATTAATGCGATTGCTTATCCGAAGCTGACCGAGCTGTCCATAGAAAGCATGTTTCCGGCCCAGTGGTATCCGTTTGTCGTATATCCGGCAAGTGAGGTTCAGGAAAAAGAAAGCCGGCTGCTTAAGCCCTACGAATATGTGGCGATGATCAAACGGTGGATGGTCAGCCGCAGGCCTGTCCGGTTTGTTTTTACCGGGCTTAAACAGTTGGAGAGTAATGCTTCGGATCAGACTGGGACTATGGCTGACTGGCTTAAGGAGGCTGCAGACCGGGCCGCCCAGACCTTCACAGGCGATATGGGCATCAACATGCCGGTCAGCATCGAAAATTTCACCTGGAAGCTGAGTGCCGGAAATTCCGGGGATATCGAATACACGCTGGCGCTCAAAAAATATGTGTTCTATCAGGCGCTCGCAGTAAAGGCTGCCGGGAATGTGGTAAAGAAACAGCAGCAGCGGGCCAGTGAAAAAACGGCGGCAGCCACCTATACGATTCAAGCCGGAGACTCGCTCTGGAGTATTGCCCAGAAAAAGCTTGGCAGCGGAAGCAAATATAAAGCCCTCCAGAAGCTTAACGGCATTTCCGACAGTGAGCTTAAGAAGCTGCAAATCGGCAGAGTCATCAAGCTGGCATAGGGGGAGGAAGCATGAAGCTGCTGGTGAAAAATAAAGACGGTCTGCTCTGGGATATCTCCGCTATAGCGGCCGACATCTCCTGGAAGACCTCGCGTTCGGGCAAACCTGCGACACTTGAGATAACGCTTGTGGACAGCGGGATTTATCAGCATCCCAGGTTCAACATCGGGAACGGGGATATTGTACAGTTCAGCAAGGATGGCAGGGATGCCTTTTACGGATTTGTGTTTTCGATAGCAACCGGTGCAGACAGGGAGATCAAATTGACGGCGTACGACCAGATCCGTTATCTGCTGGGCAACGGAAGCTATGTGCTGCAGAATGTGACTGCAAATGAGCTCGTCGCAAAAATAGCGAAGGATTACGGTTTGCAGACCGGTGTGCTTGATGAGGCGCAGTACAGGATACCTTCGCTTATAGAGGATAATAAAAAGCTGCTCGATATCATTATGGGAGCCGTGGGCAGTGAGCTGCAGAACAGCGGGCAGCTGCTGGCTTTTTATGATGATTTCGGGAAGCTGGCACTGCGAAATATGCAGAGTATGCTGCTTAACGTCGTTTTGGGAGCAGGCCGTTACCTCTATGACTACTCGCTTAAGCGGAGCATCGATGAGGACACGTACAATACTATTTTTTTGTATAGGGATAATAAGGAGACAGGCAAACGTGAATTCTATCCGGTTACGGATAAGGAGAATGTAGCACGCTGGGGGATATTGCAGCTGTATCAGCAGGCCGACGACAAGGCGGCTGCGGCGCAAATCCGGGAGAAGGCGGACAACCTGCTTAAGCTGCATAACCGGGAAAAGCTCAGTCTGACTGTTCAGGCAATCGGGGATATGCGCGTAAGAGCCGGAAACTTCATTTATGTGCTGCTGGATGAATTTGAGACTCAGCTGTTTCTAGTGGATGAATGCAGCCATAAAATTTCAGGCGGGGAACACACAATGTCGCTCACGATAAAGGTGGTGTAGGAACAGATGCTGGATATTATTAAAAAAGCGAGCCTCGGAGCCGTATCCAATACGAATCCTGTGGCTTTTTCTTATGGGCAGGTGACGGGGGCGGAGCCATTGCAGATTCAGGTGGATCAGCGGTTTGTGCTGTCAGGCCCCGCACTGGTGCTGCCGGAAGCTGTTACAGAGTGCCGGATTGAGCTGGACGGAAGGCAGCTGCTGATCCGGCGGGGGCTTGAGCCGGGAGACCGTGTGCTGCTCCTGCGGATGCAGGGCGGACAGAGCTATGTTGTGCTGGATCGGCTGGTGGACCTATGATTCCGGCTGTAGGCAGGTCAGGACCGATCAAGGGGCTGCTGGAAGAGGATGCACCGGGACAGAATGTGATGAGCCCCAGTCTTACCTACCGGATGGACTGGGGGCTGAAGCGGATTACCGGCACTGTTGATGCCTTGGAAGCCGTCAGACAGGCTGCCATCAAGGTGCTGCAGACGGAACGTTACGATTTTCTAATCTATAGTGCAGATTACGGGACAGAATGGAATCTGCTGCTCGGAAAGGATAGGCTGCTGGTCCGGGCGGAGCTGTTGCGGATTGTCAGTGAAGCACTGCTTCAGGACGAACGGATCCGCGGGCTGGAGCAGGCAGAGATTACTTTTAATGGCGATCAGGTGAGCTTCAATTGCACTGTAGTCACGTATTACGGCAATTTTGAGCTCAGAAAGGAGCTGATAAGCAGTGTATGAGGATCAGACGTATGAAATGCTGCTTGAACGCATGCTGGACAGGGTCCCGGAAGGAATGGACAAGCGGGAAGGCAGCATTATTTATGATGCGCTTGCCCCGGCTGCAGCGGAAATGGCGCAGATGTATATTGAGCTGGATGTGAACATTAATCTGCACTTTGCCGACACTGCAGCCGGTGAGTATTTGGAGCGCAGCATTTCCTGGACCGGCATTACCAGGGAGCCGGCAACCAAGGCACAGCTGCGCGGAGAATTCTATGATAGCGCAGATGAGCTGCTGGATATCCCCTTGGGCAGCAGGTTCTCGGCGGGGCTCTATAATTACACAGCGGCTGAAAGGCTCTCCCCGGGAGCGTTCCGGCTGGAGAGTGAGACCGCCGGAGCAGCCGGTAATCAGTATTCCGGCAGCCTGCTGCCGGTGAATTATATTCCGGGGCTTGCACGCGGGGTGATTATTTCGCTACTGATACCGGGCGAGGAAGCAGAAGATGACGAAGCGCTGCGCCGGCGGTATTTTGATTCGGCCAGACGCCCGTCCACCAGCGGGAACAAATATCATTACATGGACTGGGCATCACAGATTGAAGGCGTGGGCGGCGCACGGGTCTTCCCGCTGTGGAACGGACCCAAGACGGTTAAGGTAATCATTGTCGATGCCGACAAGAAGCCGGCCTCAGCTGTGCTGGTATCCTTGGTACAACAGCATATTGATCCTGCGCCGGGTCTAGGGGAAGGACAGGCTCCTGTAGGTGCCGTGGTGACAGTTGCTTCAGCCGCCGGTAAAACCATCACAGTCAGTGCAGCGGTTACTCTGGCTTCAGGCTATACGCTGCAGGCGGTGATCAATGCTTTTCAGGTTATGCTGGAGAAATACCGTAAGGAAAAGGCCTTTGAAGCTTCGTACATCAGCCAGTCTGTCGTCGGCGCTTTGCTGCTGGATACTGAGGGCGTTCTGGATTACAGCGGACTGAAGCTGAACGGCGGATCCGGCAATATTACGCTGGCAGAGAACGAAGTACCCTTATTCGCTAATGCTGTGCTGGAGGTGTAGCGGATGGGGTACCCGGAACAGGTGGATGTGTTCAAAGAAAAGCTGAACAAAAAAGCCAGCGGCGGCAGCTACGTCGTGGAAGAAAAGCTCATGCTCACAAATGGGATTTACAGTGGACAGCTTACCCACGACAACATTAATAACCAGAGTATAACGGTATATACCGGATCACGCTTCAGCGGGACTGAGCTGCGTAATTTTTCGGTTTCTTTTCCGGATGAAGCGCCCTGGCGGCGGATCATTAAAATTTTTGCTGAGGTTCCAGAGGTATATGTGACCTATGAAACCCCGGGCGATACCGTGGAGGCGGATGATATCAACGTTCTGCAAACAGGGCTGACTGCCGCCCAGCGCGAGATTGAACGTTATAAAAGTGCGGGATTGATCGACGGCGGATCTTTTAAAAGAGAGGTGTAATATGGCACAGACGATTCAAGTAAAACGCGGCACAAAAGCAGAGCTGTCCACCTATGGTGTGCTTAAAGCCGGGGAGATGGGGTTCTGTACAGATACAAAAGAAGTCTATATCGGCGACGGCACTTCCAATTCGATGGTCGGACGGGCACTATCCGGCCCCGAAGCTTCACGTCCGGCGGCTGCTTCCGTGGGGCGCTTATATTATGTAACGAGCGGGACGAACAGCGGCTATTTGTATTTTGACGACGGGACAGCCTGGCGCCGCATTAATGCCCAGAAGCTGACTGATTTGACGGGAACAGCAGATGATATTGCCGACGGCACAACCTATGCGAAAGTGCTCAAGGCAGATATCACCGCAGGGCATGTTAATAAAGTCTCTGACGGGACGAATGTCAAAACAGCGGCAGAGATTAAGACCCATCTCGATGATGCCACAAAGCATCGTATAATTAATGATTCGGGTACAGCCATTACAGACCTGTGGTCAGCGCAAAAGATCAGAAACGAGATTGAGCTGGCCAAGCATAATATCGAGCCGCAGAGCTCTGTTAAAGATCAGAATCTGACGGTTCCGCCTGCTTCTCCTGCAGAAGGGGACCGTTACATCATTCCGGCCGCCGCTACCGGCGTATGGACGGGCAAAGGCAGCCAGATAGCCGAGTATCAATCTGCAGCCTGGGTGTACTATCCTCCGGCTGTAGGCTGGACCGCCTATGTGGACGATGAACAGAAAATCTACAGCTGGAACGGCAGCACCTGGGTACGCACCGGCGGCGCACTTCAGACCATTACTGCCGGCAACGGTTTAACCGGCGGAGGACAGGCTGATTCAGTGACCCTAAACATCGGTGCCGGTAACGGCATCACAGTCACAGCCGATGCCATTGCAGTTACCGCAGGCAAAGGGATTACTGTAGATGCAAACGGCGTAGCGGCCAATATCGATGGAAGCAGTATTGTGTATGACACAGCTAACGGCAACAAGCTGACGGTAGCCAGCATAGACGGCGGCACATTCTAGGAGGCGGCAGAGATGGCACTGAAGACATTGATACAGATCCGCCGCGGGCTGGAGAGTGCACTTGGTGTTCTTGCGGCTGGTGAGCTGGGCTACTGCACCGATACAGGCAAGCTGTATATCGGAACAGGCAGCGTGAACATGCTGCTGGTGGCATCGCAGAGCACCGGTGACATGCTGAAAAGCATCTATGACACCAACAACAACGGTAAGGTCGATTATGCGCAGACAGCAGACAGTGTAGCCTGGTCCGGCATAGCCGGCAAGCCGGAGGTGTTTCCGGCGGCGGGGCATACGCATGATGACAGATATCCGGTGCTGACTAATGGTGCAGTGTATGGATTATTCCCTTCCACCTCGAGTACGATGCTGGGGAACGAGTACAACATCCTTTTGAATGCACATAAGCGTAAGGAAATAACCATAACCCAGACAGGTACGGCCAAAATTGATACCGATTCGCTCTTTGACGGCAGACTCACACCGACTTATTCTTCCCTGGGTATACCAGCTGGGACTCCAACTGTTATAACCATTGAAGGATTGCCGGAGGCGCATACCCAAACTGGCGGCGTAATCGGGTGGACCTGCCGATACTGGTATCCCTCTAAATACAAAATTGAAGTATACGATACCTATAACGCCACCGGGTGGCGTGTGCTCAAAGATCAAAGTGTGGTAGATGCTCCTGCTAAGGAACTTATGATCCCGCTGTATCCCAATTTCCAGGGACAGTTCACCAAAATCAGGATTACCATTTATGACAGCAGTGTTGGAACAGCTGATGCAAACGGTAATCGCAGGTTTGGTCTTAGTGAGGTTTTTTTCTGTCATCCGGAAGCTGCTACAGTTTTTCAATATCTGGATTATATGTCTAGCGGCCCAATTAGCTGGAATCAGCTCAAGGGGGTATAGAAATGGCCTTTGGCGAGTCTTTATACGGGACATTAAGTTATTCATCCGATCATTCTTTACAAGAGGGACCCGGGTTCACCCGGCCGGATCTGATGAAATACCTGCCTGATTTTTACCAGGGCGTCATTGAAATGGAAGAGATTCAGGCCAGCAATGCCATAGAATGCGGACAGCTTCGCTATTCAATAGAAGATTCCGCATTACAGACGGACGTAGAATCGGCAACCTGGGGGCTGGCTCGCTGGGAGAATGTATTGGCCTTGACTACGGATAATACTAAATCCTATGCGACCCGCCGGGAGATGATCAAGGCGAAGCTGCGCGGAAGCGGAACGACTACACCGGAGATGATCCGGCGGACGGCGTCCGCTTTTTCAGGCGGGGATGTGGAGGTTGTAGATGTGCCGGGAGAGTACAGCTTCCAGGTTCGGTTCGTAGGTACCCTGGGTATCCCCGCTAATATGTCCGGGCTAATCCAGATCATTGAAGAGATTAAGCCGGCGCATCTGGCCTACGAGTTTGTGTACAGCTATACCTGGTGGGATTCAGTCAAGGCACTCACCTGGAGAGGTGCGCATGAGCGGACCTGGAATGAATTAAGAGTATACGAATAGGAGCGTGAATCATGAAAACTACAGGCAATCTGGGGCTGAAAAAGCCGGATGGTACAGACATTGTTGATATTGCGGATATCAACGGCAATATGGATATTTTGGATACTGCGGTGAAGGGGGCACAGGATCATGCAGCTGATACAGTAAAGCATATTACTGCTGCTGAACGCACCGCCTGGAATGCTAAAGCATCTACAGTGGCGGCAACCGCCAGTGCAGCGGGGCTCATGGCAGCAGCTGACAAAGCGAAGCTGGACGGTGTGGCTGCAGGAGCCAATAATTACACCCACCCGAATCATACCGGGGATGTTACGAGCACTAGTGACGGGGTAACGGCTATTGCGGCTGGGGTTATTGTAGACGCTGACGTAAACAGTGCTGCTGCTATCGGCTGGGGGAAGATCAGTAAGACCGGCTCATCCCTCGCTGATCTGGCAACAAGATCTGCTGGAGATCTAAGCAGCGGAACGCTCGCTGCGGCAAGGCTTCCGGCAATTTCCGGAGACATTACCATGGCAGCCGGGGCAGGTACAGCTGTGATTACCGCTGGCGCTATCGTCAACGCAGACGTTAATGCATCAGCAGCAATTGATGCTTCAAAGATTGGGACAGGAGTTGTTTCCAACGCGGAGTTTGCGTATTTGGACGGTGTAACCAGCGCCATTCAGACTCAGCTTAATGCAAAAGAAACGCCGGCAGGTGCCCAGACAAAAGCGAATACGGCTGAGAGTAATGCCAAGGTATATACGGATGCTAAAGCGTGGCAAAAGTATAGACTTACAGGAGATGACGGTAAGTCCCTTGTTATTAGCGGCACAGATCTCAATAATATAACAGCCAACGGTTTTTACAACGGGGATACTTTATCAAATTCTCCAGATGGTACTGCAAGCTGGTTTTACATTGAGGTTCAATGCCACTCAAACGGAAGTGGTTACGTACTTCAAAAAGCACACCGTCTTAACGGAGGAGTTAATTCGTTCTTCATGCGAACCAAAGAGAATAACGTTTGGGGAGCTTGGAGCGCAGACCTTTTTCAATCTGTCGCTAATGGGAAAAGCAGTATCGCCTCCGCCATTAGCGGCAAGGGAGTTGCAGCATCAGGAAGCGATGATTTTGGGACGTTAGCGGCAAAGATCTCAAGGATTGTTGTCAGTACAGGAGGGGAATATGTATTTAATATGTCCCAGTCAGTTACAACTAGAACAAAGAAGGACATTTTTACTACTCCGAATGGAACCAAAACATTCAAATCTGTAGTAAATCAACCTAATCATAATAATTATAATTCTATTAGCCTGTTTAATATAACTTTATTCAGCTGGGGATTACATTCTCTCTATATAAGAGATTCTAACGGTAGCACGGTCTATTGTTTTCAGAAAAATGATACTCAGGTTTTAACTAGTATTACCGGGATATGGTTTGATAAAGCTAACAGAAGACTCTGGTATTATGCACAAAGCACAAATTCGTCGGGAGGGAATTCGGAGAACTGGTACCTTATATCAGACGGTTATACTATTCCTGCCAATATCAATTTAGAAGCGCCCTGGACACTGGGAGTTGATGTGGATGCTGGTATAAGAATAGACGTAAGTGGCGGTATATTTTGTTACTAACATTAGTCCTCCGTGGTTTGTTAACGGGGCATACTCATACAGAAGGGGGCAAGAGGATGGATCAAGGTAATATCGCACAGCTTGAAAAGCTGCTTCCACTGGCAGATAAGTATGGACTTGCGTATATAACGGCGTTTCTATTAATGCTTATAATCGTAGTGCTGCTGCGTTCCATTGTGAAGGGTAAGCTAGTACCACGTGAACTGCTTGATCGTTCAGAGGAGGACCGTGACCGGTTGCAGGCCATTTTAGACAAGGAACGTTCAGAATTTATGCAGCCCACTCTGGATGTTTTAAAAAAACTGAAGATTGATCATACGGAAGACAGGGGGAGTTAATGTTGCTACTACAGTGGATATGGCGTCTATTTCTCCCCCGCCAAGCAGCGAAAGCGAGAGAACTGCGCAGAGCCTCAACCAGCGTAACAATAACAATTAATCATTATAAGAACGTTTCGAAAGAAATCCAAGGAGAGATAGAACGTAATAGATTTGCAAAATATTTAGTTTATGATCGAGGGGATCATCATGAGCCTGACTGATATTATTTTATTAGTATTATATTGTATCGAGGCAGCATGTGCGGTAATAATCGTATATTTCCATTTGAATTATTATTATGAACGTTTTCAAAAAGGCGTGGTCAGTGTTTTTATGCTGGCCATGCTTTTATTTATTATCGCCTATACTTTTGAAATGGTGTTTTTATTAGCAACTTCTATAGATTTGTATCCATCAATTCGGCCAAACTGGCTTAAATTATGCTGGTTAATTGCGCATTGTGGAACTACCATCAGTCTTATTGTTCTTACTAAACTTACCTACTCAGAAGAATACGGACTATTTTTGTGTATAAGAAGAATTTCTAAGAATGGAGGTTCTAATCATGCTGACGCTGGCTCAGATCAAAGCTAAATCAGCTGCCCGTCTAAAAGGTCTTCACCCTGTTGTATCCGCCGCTGCGGATAAGCTGATTGAGCGCTGTTACACATGCGGTATTCCGATTCTGATTACCCAGGGACTTCGCACCTTCGCTGAACAGGACAGGCTGTTCGCTCAAGGACGTACTGCAGCTGGGGGCATTGTTACCAATGCAAAGGGCGGATACAGCTATCATAACTACGGGCTGGCAGTTGATTTTGCACTGCTTCTGCCGGATGGATCCGGTGTATCCTGGGATATGAAGAGCGATGGCGACCGTGACGGGACGTCAGATTGGCACGAGGTTGTACAGCAGGCTAAAGCTCTCGGCTTCGAATGGGGAGGAGACTGGACCAGCTTCAAGGATTATCCTCATTTTCAGCTGAGCTTTGACCTGACGATTGCGAACCTGCTGGCAGGGACCAGGCCCGCTCCGTCTGCTGTTGAAGCAGCCTACATGCTAATCAATAGAGAGGAGAGTCAAACGATGACAAATACTGTATCAGCTGTTGTAAACCTCAACGGGTGCAAAATTGCCGAGGGATATATAAAAGAAGGGTTAACCTATGTGCCGGTACGTGCTGTAGCGGAGGCGTTAGGGGCCAGTGTAGGTTTTAATGCTGCAACCCGGACGGTTGAAATTACAAGCAGCCGGTAGGCGAGCGGCTAGAGGACAAAAAGCGAATTGCTGAATTAGTGGAAACATTTTATATGGAAGGAATGAAATTATGGTGCACAGTGATATTTTAGATCATGTAATGGCCTTTGCCTCTGTACTCGCCGTCTTTGTACTTGCGCTGGTACAGCTGATTAAAAATAATGTGAATCTACCGCGTAAGACCATCCCCATAGTGGGCCTTGCCATTGGCTTGCTGACAGGGGCTGCCGCTTATCCATTTACTGATCTAGACACCATCCTCAGACTCTGGGCAGGCGGACTGGCCGGCTTATCTGCAACTGGGTTGTTTGAACTGGCTTTTAACAACAGGCCGGGCGGTACTAAAGCATAG